TTACCACTAGCTGTTTGATTGTCCGTTCTTGAAATAAGCTTGCCGTTTAAGTTCGCACTTGTGAGAGGTGATTTAAAAGCTACGGTCATATTTAATCTACTTTCCTAAACGTCAAAAGCTCTGTCTCGTAATAACCACTTAGGCCCTTATCGTAGAGTTCTTTTAGTCTCATTGTAGTACCAGTTTTTGAAGCAACGTTAGCATCAAGAACTAAATTTATGTAGCTCGATGCAACATCTACGTCGGGCATAAATTCTATTTTGTTTTTTTTGTTTATGTAGGTCAAGAAATCTAAAGCAGCAGCCACCCCGCTTGCATTGTTTATAATCGGGCCGCCACTTGGCTGAGAAATATCTGTTATGAAATTGATATTGAACCTAGTCATGTAGGTATCGCCAAAGGTAATTAGCTCTTGTCTGCCTGTAACCGTCTCATTCACAGTAGCACTTTGCTGCTCAATGAAATTCTCATAGGGCACGTAGCTTTGTAACTTGTATTGTGGGGTGTAGACGCTACAACAGGCACTGGCTGCTACGAATGAGGTATCTGTATCGTCTGCGACAGTTGAAAAGCCAAGCGTTGCAAAAGCACTCTCAACAGCGTTAGTTCCGCTATTGAAAAGCATCTCCATTGATGCGCTGGGGGTGATGGTTAATTTTCTCGTGCTTCTATCGAAAGTGCAGGTATAGGTAAAAGCGCCCGCTGCATTTAATTGCAACGCCACCTCGGTAGCTATTTCTTCAGGCGTATAAGTGCCGTAATCAAGTGTTGCGGTTAACTCTCCGCCACCCTCGTCGAAGTCCATTTTGCAATTATCTTCTGTTATTTCTATTCCGTAATAGAACTTTGAGTATGTTTGAATCACGATACAGCCCCTCTAGCTAAAATAATGCCATCGTTACCAAAGGCTTCGTTAATAGATTCGGCAATCATTATGCCGAACTCTCGTTTATCGCCTACAACGTTACCCTGAACAACTACTTCAATGTTCGTAGCGCGCTCTCTTTGTTCTGTTTCGTTTTGTGCAACGGTTGAGTCACCAACGGCGCCCGTAGTTCCTTCCGCTCCACCACCCGATGTTGCGCCACCAGCGGAAGCGCCACCACCACCGCCTGCTAAGGCAGATAAGACGCCACCAAATACCATCAAAGCCAAGCCGCCTGCAATCATACCTGCTCCACGTGCTGGGTCGTTATAAACAGTTGCTAAGCCTAATAGGAAATAGAACATACCTAATTGAGTTGCCATTTGACCGAACATACTAAGCAACGCTTTACCGAAAGCTTCAAACGCATTACCGCCATTTACAAGTGCAGCTCCAACAGCGTTCATGGCGTTTTGTACGCCGTTAACCATAGTCGTGAACAATCCTTTTTTAAGGTTTTCCTTTAACTTGTCTTGGTTTTTGCTGAAGTCTTCCATTTTCTTGGTAACTTTGTCGAAAAAGTTAACGTAAGCAAAAGTTACAAGATCGAGAGATTCTAATGTTTCGGCAGTTTTTTCAGGAGACAGATTTAATCCCGCTCCACCTGTCATTGATTCAGGCAAGCTTTCTTGAATTATTCCTTCAGATGCAGAGACGCTTTCAAGGAATCCGTTTACAAAGTTTTGTGCTGACTCTGTTCCAGTAGTGCTAAAAATATCACTCATGTCCATTGAGTCTGCAATTTGACCCTTAACCAATTCAGCAGCGCCCGCAAAGTTACCTGAAAAAAACTCGACAAATGTAGCGCTTAATCTAGCTACAGTTTGAATAGCGTCGCCAATAGCGTTTATTATAAATTCAATTACAGGACCAACTACTGTAATTATTCCTTGAGCAAAAAAGCCTATGCCCATAAGTATTGGCTTAAACACATCTCCAGATTCTTCTCTAAATCCTGCTAAGCGACTTGTCATAGACCTAATTGCATCGGTAACAAACGCAAATGCTCTTCTTAGTGCGTCACTCTTTGTAAAAAAGAATCCAATCTCTTCTAGTACGTCGCCCCAAGCGTTTTTCATTTGAGTTAAACGCCCAGCATATGTGTTTGCAGCGGCAGCGGCAGAGCCACCGAATTTTTGTGATACCAATTCAATAGCCTTACCAGCTTTTAATTGTTCTTCAGTTAAGTTGCGAATCTCGGGGACAAGCTTAGCTAAACCGCCTGCAGTTCCACTAAGTGATGCGCCTAATTGTCTGATAGCTGTTTCAGCAGAAGTTCCTAAAGCGGCAGACATATTTATTGCCGCCATTGTTACTTCTTTTGATTGCGCGTTTGTTTTTGTAAACGCGGTAGCAAGAGCTAGGTAAGAAATAGCAGCATCATCCGCCACAGTAGTTGTGTTTTGTATTTCACTAGCGAACTTTTGAAAGTCTGCACTAGAATCAGCAGATAACCTACCCATATTCCCTAAGGCATGGTTCATTCTAGCTAGAGCTGATTCGGTTTCAATAGCCGCCGCAATCCCAGCACTTAACCCCTGTTGAACAAGATAGGTGGCAATAGCCGCACCCGCTGCGGCAGCCGCAACGCCAATACCGCTAATGGATTTAGATAGCGACCCGAAGCCACCGCTTTCTCCACCAGCGTCTTTTGCAGTAGTCTCAATTTTTTTAATCGAGTCTTCGGCTGACTTGGTATTCGCTTTTACTTCGTAAACAATTTCGTTATCAGCCATAAGTTTTATTCTACGCTCCCTAGTACCTTTTTCAAATCCTGCACGGTTACAACCCGTTTATTTTGATCTGGAAAGGCTTGTTTATAAACTTGTCTATGAAGTTTTTGGCGGCCTTCTTTTTTAAGCATCGGGTAATCCGACACGTTCATGGCCCTTAACATTTCTTGAGCCTCTAAAATAAGTGCAGCCTCATAATAAAGCGAATGATCTTCTAACGGAAGGTCTTCAGTGTCTTTAAGCGACCAAGAAAAAAAACGACAAATCTTTGCCGTTCTATATTCAAACTCAGTTAGCTTTTTTTTTCAGCAATCTTAGGAATTAACGCTTCTACAATTTCTTGTAGAGATTCAGCGTCAATGTTCCAGCTTACGTCTGTAGGCAATCCTAGCAACTCTAGAAAAGTAACAATAGCTTCAATGGACTTTTCGTTGCTCTTACTGAAATCGTTAATCTGTTTTGTCGTAGGTTTAGCTACGAGGTAATCTTTACCCTCGTAGCTAACCTTAATTGATTTCTTTGTGAGGTTAATTGCGCTCATGAGATCAAACTACACTAATTTTATTAAGTTACACTAGCAAAACTTCCAGTAGTTGCATTTCCAATAACACCAAGACGCGCTTGATCAGCCTTAGTTGTGTCAGGATAAATCATAAAAGCAATAGTCAATGTGCTAGGGTTCTCACCACTAAACACAAATGACTCTGGCTTAGGATATGCCTTCCAAAAAGTAATATCTTCACTGTAATCGTTTGATGCTTTTGTTACGGGGTGCAATGTGAGCTTGGCAGCTTGGCCTAGTACTTGCGTGAAATCGCGACCGCTTCCCCAACCAACAACGGCAGATGCTCCACCACTTGCTGTGATGCTTTGGCCTGATTGCTCAAGCATGTACTTCACAAGTGCGCGGTTAGTTTCTTTCAATGTGATAGAAATCTCAGCGCGTTTTCCAGTGCGAATACCAGAAAGAACGTTTGTTCCCTCTTGGTGCGCTGTTACGTCCACAATATCTTCAACAAACGTTAATTCAATGTCGCCTTCAGTGAACCCAAGCGCACTTGCGCTCCAAGTTACTTCCATTGGCTGTACTAATACGTTACTGACTGTTCCCATGATTTATAATCCTCCTGCTAAGTGCATATTTCCATTAAACAACTAAAAGTTATTTCCAACAATACAAGGTTATCATTACTTGGTGCATAGGGTTTAATTGTGCAGCTATTGAGATAAATGTTTTTTATCCCAGCGCCCAATCTGTTGTCCGCATTTAATACGGTGCCAAGAATTGCATCATACGCAGCCATTGCATCGTCAATCGCCGTAGCAGGATAACGATAGCCTTTAAAAAATACCCTAATAACACAGTCGTGCTCCAAGGGTTGTGATCCGTTTGTATAGGTACCACGACGACCTCCCGTTGGGGTGTCTATGTGGTAGCTCCTGTTTATAATTGTCGAAGGAATGTTGTCGTAATTAAACGCATCTTTCCATTCATTGAACTTTAGGGCGTCCATATGGGTGCGAAAATAGGGTCTAATTAAGCTAAGACTCATCTGCGTGCAACAAACCCGAACGCGGGTTCTATTCCTTCGTAGTTTTCTGCCTCGCCGTCGCCATCAACGTCAATGCGAAGTAGTGCTTTCTTGCGGTACTCCTGCATTTTACCATTGTAGTATTTAGCCTTAACGGCAAACACGTCATCAACGGCATTAGATAAGCCCTCGAATATAAGTTTAAGGACTAAAAACGTACTCCAAGATTTAACCTCTTCAACGTCAACAACTGCGGCCTTGGTAAATGGGTTGCCGTTAACATCAACGTAACCCTCTTTATCGAGCCACTTAAGTATGAGCGTTTGAGCGCGTCTGTGCATATCTAAAAAGGAACTCCTACCGTCCACTACCCATTTAAGTATTTCAGGCTCGTGTAAACGTAGGTCTTGATCTGTAGAAAATAAGTTATCTTGTGCTTCTGAGTAAACAGTAATGTCTTTTTCAACTTCTGCGCTCGCATAAGGACAGTTCTTTTGAACGTATAGCGTGACTGTTTGCACGCCGCTTGCGGAATAAACCCAATCAACAAAGCCAGCCGTTGCTGTAATAAAATTAGAGCTTGCTGTTGGTTTAATACGAATAAGATCGAAGTCGCCATCAACAGGTGCAATGAATGATTTAGTGCCATTAAGGCGCGTTTTGTCGCCTACTTGTACGATGGGTTCAACTTCTAAGATAGGAAATACAGCCATATTTATAAAAATCGGGGGCTAGGATACCAGCCCCTAACCCCCGAAACTCCCTCACCCTTTTTTTAATTAAGAATTAGGAACAACAAAAGTTACAAGAACCTTTGCTTTGCCTGCAGTAAGAGGTGCAGTAGCGATAGTCAAAAGACAATCGTCACTTGTAGCCCCAACAACAATAGCAGTATTGTCACTAAAAATTGCATCTTGTGAATAAGAAGCAACCGCAGCGTTAGCCGCGTAGTCTGCGTCGTTAGCAGTAGTTCCAAACTTTGCGCTAGCGCCAGAACCTACGAAAGGAGTCTGAACGATAACGTGAGAAGAAATTCTCACTGCGCCAGTAGGAAGAACTGAGCTGTTAGCCTTAGCAGAAAGGTTGATAACGCCAGTAGCGCCACCGTCTTCTGCGAAGTCATAGCTATACTCTTGAACAAGAACTAAGTTTTTTTCGTGTGCCATTTTATTTAATCCTCGTCTTTCTTAAGAGATAGAAACAACGCGTTTGTTGTCTAGAAGCTTAAAGCCAGCCAAGATGTCAACGTTTACACGCGCTGCGCGAATACCTTGAACGCCTAGGTCGAATACTTTAACGCTAATATCTTTTTGAGCTGCCATTGTGAAGTAACTTCTGTGGAAGAAGTAACATACATCGCCAACTTCAGTTGTCATGTGGGGCATGAATCCAATCAAAGGATTAGAAATTGCTCCAGAGCTTACTACGTTCGCGCCGCTGACATAGTCAGAGCTGGAGAAGTTAGCAATAGAGAGCAAGTCGTTCATTTGGTTAGTTCCAAGAACACAGTGACGGTTTTCTTGAGGAACGTCTTGAGCATCAAGAAGTTTCTTCGCAGCAACCATCTTAGCGAGATCAAGAACAACACCAGAAGTATAACCGATAGTGTGATCAGGAGCTGAAGCGCTAGGAAGAGTAGCGTCGATGATGATGCTTTGAACTTTCTTCAAGATTGCATAGATAGCAAGGTTTTGAAGTTGGTCCATAGCAGGCAAGCTTTGAAGAGAAGCTTTATCAGTTACGATAAAGTCTTTTACAAGGCGCTTGTTAATAACGAGAGATTGTTGAGTAACTGTGATTGCATCAGCGTCGTTTGCAGCGCTTTCAGCAAGTTCAGTTGCATCAGAAAACTCAGGGAATTGACTGATTTTAACAGTGTCTCCGAGGTTTTTGATTTCGCCTTCCCAATCTTTGGATACGATAGAGTTGAACGGAAGTTCAGCAAGTAATGATTGATACCAGTTTGCTGACCAGATTTGTGGAACAATAACTGTTAAATTACCAGCTGTGTCCATGACTTGGTTTGCCATATTGTGATTATCCCTTTCTAGTTTTTATATCTTCCCAGATAGTTGGGCTTGATATTGTTTATGTGCAGACTCATACGTGGAATAATCACCCGATTGCATGGCCTCTTTCCTTAGTTTAACGATTTTTTCTAAAGTTACAACATCGGAGTTTTGTTTAGTAGTCTCAGGAATTTTAGAATTTACCTTCCCTACACTTTTCCCGAACCAGTGAGGCTTAAGAGTTTTAAGTCTTTTCACTGCATCGTCGGCACCAATAACGTTAATGCGACCAGTGCTTGTAGTTTCGACTTCAACGTCGTTCCAGTTAAGGAGGTCGATGTCATCAAGTGCGGTATCTAAAACGCCTGCTTTCATAGCGGCTTCGCGGATAGCTGACATTTTTTTGTCAGTTACAACGGCCTTAGTTAGCTTTGTTCTTTCTTCGCGCTCTTGATTAGCTTCGGCCTCTTTAAGCTCAGCAATCTTTTGCCATTCTTGTTTTTCTTTTAGGCTCTGCAATTCTTGCTGCTTCTTTGTAGATTCGATTTCCTTAAGAGCTTTTTTGTACTTATGCATGTCCTGCATAACCTTTTCGTAAGCTTCTTTTGAAACTACTTTAGGCTCTTCTCTAGGTGGATCGACCACGGTATCATTAGGCAAAGCGTTATTATCGTCCGTGACGTTGTCGTTTTCTGTACTCATTTTTAATTCCCTCCAAGAGCTACCAGCTCTTTTCAAGTAGGTACAACCTTACTTGATACTTCTATTTATAATGTCTTTTAATTTGTTAATCAATGCACGGTCTATTGTCACAGTTAAGTATTCGCCTGAAGTGTCTGGGATGAATTTACGTTTAGGCATCTTGTCGGTGCCCTCTTGGTGATACGAAGCAAGTTCAACCATTTCAGGATCCCAAATACCAACCTCGAGTTTGCCGTAACTTGCTTTGAACTCTAGCGCTCCAAGCATACGACCAGACAAGAATAAGTTTACAGGACGCACGTTCTTTGCGTGCTCAAGCCACCCCTTTTGAATGGCCTCAGTGTAAGATTTTGAATACTTCTCAAAGCGTCGCTCACCCCGCACAGGAGATATTCCACGCTCGAGAGACAACTTCATTTCTTTAACTGCCACACGACCCAGCTCTTCTAGATTGCGCACAGATTTAAGCGACTCAAGCAAACGGTCAAAAGAGCCGTGTTTAATTGTTACGCTCATTTTAAATACTTCTTTAGTCCCATAGCGGTGACTACTTTTAGAAGTGATGGGTTAGCCATTACAGCGCCCTTTAGTAAATACTCTTCCTCTACGCCCGTTAGGTCGATAAGAGCAGTGAAGAAGTCTTCGCGTGTTTCCACGGTTTCAAGAGCTTCTTCTATTTCTTCTATGTCTAAATCATCGACCACTTCAGCCACCGCTTTCTCGGCCAAGATGGCCTCTATTTCTGAATTGATTTCTTTTTTAAACGATTCGCCCGCATCGGGTAAAAATCGCCTTAACGGCAACATTGATTCGCCAGACAGGTTATTGTGCCCATCGGCTTTAGGAGCTTGATCGCCAAATACGCCAATCTTTAGTCCTTCGTCTGTGAGTTCGTAATCAAGAGCTGAAAGCATATCGCCCTCGAAATCGAGGTTAGGCACGCCTGCTCGACCTGCTTCTTGTTTTTTAGTTTTGTATAATTTTGAGAGCGCGGGGAACTTTCCGTATCCCGCCACGGGTGACGTGCTCTCGGCAGTTGCGGCAAGTATCTGTTCAACCAAATACTCGCCGATTTCTTCTTTAACAGAATCAGGCGCGTCTATTTCTAGAGTTGTTGATGTTTCACTGCCAGAGGCTGTGGCATCAATCGCCTTGATCGTCATTTGTTTTCAAACTCTCTAGCAATGTCTTCGGGCTTAAAGCCCTTGCCAACCTTGCCCATTATTCTTTCTGCCGCTTCAGGCTCCATTTGGAAGCCTTCAATTATCAACTGAATCGCGCTATCCCTAGGAAGCTGTCCGTTTGCTACTGCGTTAATAACTCCAACTAAAGAAGTTATTTGAGCGCCGTTCAAGGCAACATCCTTAAGCATAGGTGCATCTGGGTTTTGTTTTTTAACGCTACTAGAGCCTTTGATTACTTCCCCTTTTTCTTCGGAGCTGGTTTCTTTGGCGCTGGCGCCGCTGCTTTTTTCTTCATCTTCTATTCCCTCACTTTCCTCGTTACCCTCTGGCGCTACTGACTCGCCTGTTATAGCTGCTTGAGCTTCGACTGCGGCCTTTAGAGCTTCTTCGGTAATTTCTTGTAACTTTTTCAAAAGCTGTTCATCGGTTAAGCCTGGATATTCCACTCTTAACATGTCGAGCTTAGACAAAAGTCCTAAGTCCTTTTTCTTTTTCATTATATCTAGTTTTTCAGATTCGGAAATGATTGTTACAGGTTGTCCGTATTTAACTTGTACGTCGAAATCTACGGGCAATGTAATGTTGGCAAGGTCGTCAACAAGTTCCTTGCTAGATTTAAGAACCTCAAGCCACTTAGAAAAGATCTTCCAAAAATGAGGCTCGTTATCTACAAAGATTTGTCTTTGATCTTCTATGTCTTCCATGGATTCAGCTTTATCGATCATCATTGCAATGCCAGAGGGGAATGTGCCCGCTCCGTTTAGCGTTGTAGATACGCCGCTTGTGGAAAGGTTGTTAGTTGTTAGGAGCAACGCCACGTAAAACTCAACAAGCTGACGTAGTTCATTCAAGGGCGGGTTAGCGCTCTCGAATTTAAACTCTGGCTTCGGCTCGTCTGTGTTGGCTTGCTCTAAAAGTACAATTTTGTTCGGGCCAAGCTTAATAGCGCGAGGAAGCTTGGGGCCAGTCATTACGACTTGTCCATAGCCTTGCGTGATAGCGATGTGAATAATGTTAGTGATCATTGAGTTGATAGAGATTGAGCCGTCAACTAAGTCGTCGCCACCTTGTGCCCAAAAAGAGTTGTCTTGGTCTTCTGCGTAGTTAACGAATGGCTTCACGCCGATAGGGTTAAGCCCAACTTCTGTAGTGGGCATCCCGTTCTCGTCAACAATTACGCCTTTTTCATTACAAGTGAAATGATACTTGTCAGACCAGAAAACAAACATGCCTTTGCCGAAGTTCTCTTGGTCTTTTGCAGAGTCAGCAATGAGGTTATCGTTGCCATCGCTATAAGGATAATTGCCATTCTCGTCAGGCTGTCTGATACGAATACTCGCGTCGCCTGTTGTGTAGTACATGTTTTTAGAGTGGCGGGGTGAGAAGTCAGAAAGAATATAGCAGCCTGCCAACTCCCTGTTATCGTCTAGTTCAACAACGTCATATAGATAAGCTGGTAGAACGGTAGGCTTGATCGTATATTTTTCATCACTTGGATCAAAACTAACTTTTCTTGGGGCGATAAACTGAACAGTATTTTTATCACGCTTGAGCCAACGGTTTGTTTTTTTGAATACCCTGTTAACATCGCACTCCTTTGTAATCTTAGTTAATGCTTCTGTTGCTTCTTCGTCTAGC